CCACGGTACACGTGAAGGAACGGCTACTATCTGGACGCCTAATGCAGAGGCATCGTATTGGAAACCAAAAGCTAAATTCGAAGGTGATCTCGGTCGTGTCTACGGGGTACAATGGCGTCACTGGAACAAGTATCGCACAGAGAAAGACATGGGCAAAGCACACAAAGGTGGCACACGCCTTGCTGTTGACCAAACAGAAGTCGACCAATTGGCAAATCTCATTAAAGGGTTAACTGAAGATCCTAATGGGCGCAGACACATTCTAAGTGCCTGGAACGTGAGCGAGTTAGACGAAATGGCATTGCCCCCTTGTCACGTTATGAGTCAATTTTATGTCAACAAAAATAAAGAACTATCTTGCCATATGTACCAGCGTAGTGTTGATGTTTTTCTGGGTTTACCTTTTAACATTGCTAGCTATGCGTTACTCACTCACTTACTAGCTCATCACTGTGGGTTGAAGGTGGGCGAATTGATTATCTCTACTGGGGACACACACATCTATCAAGATCATGTTGAACAAGTAAAAGAACAATTGAGTCGTGATATTTACGCAGCACCTACACTGATGCTGAATTCATTAAAGACTAACATCTTTGAAATGACAATGCAAGATATAGCACTAAGAGGATATGAAAGTCATGGTACAATCAAAGCAGCAATGGCAGTCTGATACTGAGTTTAGCAGACCCAAATATCAGATGCAAATAGATGATAACGGGGACGAGAAGGTATCTATCACCCATGTAGTTCATACTATTAAAATGAGTGATGTTGAAGATCCTGATTTGTTTGTCGCTGAACCTATATGGCAATGGCAACAGACAGAAGCCGGTAAGTGGATAATGGAAAACTCTAATCCTACCCCAAGTTGGCATCGTCACACTGACATATATAATTATGGTCACACCTATCAGATTAGAGCATATCTAACACATAAACAATTAACATTTTGGAAGTTGAAATTTGAATGAATATTTTAGTAACGGGCGGTCTAGGACTTATCGGACACAATGTAGTTAAACGACTGCAGGACTTAGGTCATTTAGTATCTATCATGGATACTAAAACAAATTACGGTATCATACCGCAAGCTGAAATTGATTATCTTATGCAAGAACGCAGAAGCAAAATTGCGTTGGATAGCTATGTATATCCTCGTGATATTTGTGATGCGCAAGCGGTTGACCATGTGTTCAATGTAGAGCAACCTGAAATTGTAATTCACATGGCTAGCTTTCCAAGACAGAAAGTTGTTAATGCAAACCCAGCTTGGGGTAGTCGTGTAATGAGCGAAGGATTGCTTAACTTACTAGAAGCCAGTAAAAAGTATGATGTAAGAAAGTTCATTTATCTAAGTAGCTCAATGGTCTATGGTGATTTTACTGATGATGTAACCGAAGACTATGATTGCAAACCTCAAGGGGCGTATGGAATATTGAAACTTGCAGGAGAACATCTTGTTAAAGACTATACTAGACGCACTAACTTAGTTCACACTATTATTCGTCCTAGTACAGTATACGGCCCACTTGATGTTGAAGATAGAGTTATTGCAAAGTTCATGCTTACTGCAATGCGAGGGGAAACATTGAAGGTCAATGGTGCAGGTGAAACACTAGACTTTACTTATGTTGAAGATGCGGCTGATGGTATTGTTGCTGCTGCACTTAGTAACAATACAGAGAACAAAACATATAACATTACCAAGAGCCATAGTCGCACATTGCTTGATGCTGCTAACTTAGCAGTAAAGATCGCAGGCAAAGGTATGATTGAAGTTAGAGATAAAGACGCAGACTTTCCAAGTCGCGGCGCATTGAACATTGATGCAGCAAGAAAAGATTTTGGATTTGATCCTAAAATAGATGTAGAAGAAGGCTTTGAAAAATATTATGAATGGTTATCAAATTCCCCATTTTGGTCTAGCAAGACAATACGGTAACTTAAAAGATGAGTTGCTAGATGCAACTCATCATGCCCTCAAAGACTAAAGAGTTTGAAATTTGGTTAGCATTAAAATGCAAAGCTAATTATGCAATTACGGTTCATTCAGGTACACAAGCACTTGAGATAATCGCCCGCTATAAGAAACAAAAGCATCACGATATTATGGTGGGCAATCCTAAGATTCGTATCCCAAACTTAACCTATCCTGCCACATTGAACGCATTCATAAATGCTGGATGGGATGTTGAACTTGCTGATACTGACAAGTATGGCATAATTATCAGCGATGAAACCGTACAGTACACATGTTTAGTTGGATTATACGGTCGCTTCCCTCAACGTAAGTATTCTCCACCTTCTTTGTATTTTAATAGCATCGTAGATGGAGCACAACATTGGCTTGTAGCTGAAGGTATGATAGGCAGTGGTATGGCAATCAGCTTTGATCCTACAAAGAATTTACCAAGCTCAGGCAACGGTGGAGCTATCGTAACTAATGATGTTAAATTATATAATTTTGCCATCAACTATAGAGATAACGGCAAGTCATCAAACTTTAGTAAAGCAGGGACTAACACTAAGATGAGTGAACAAGATTGTGCTCAGATTCTAGTTAGAACAAAATATATAGACGCTTGGCAAGAACGCAGAGCAAAAATTGCAAAATACTGGTACGAATCTTTTAGTGATCTTCCACTAACTTGCTTATCAGATGATAGTGCACCTAATGCACATCAAAAGTTTGTTGTGTTCACTACAAACAGAAACTCTCTACATACGCACTTGCTGACTAGTGGCATAGATGCAAAGAGACATTATGAATACACACTGGGTGATTTACCTATCAATGTAAACTTAGTGAAACCTGACCTTCTAAGCACCAGTGTGATGTTAAGTAGAGGAGTATTAAGTCTTCCTATGTACCCTGAATTGACTGATAATGAAGTAAGTTATATATGTGAGTCGGTAGCATCCTTTTATAAATAGTTAATGAAAACATTTCCTATACGAGTTGAAAAAGCACTGCCTATGGTATACCGAGCAGTAGAGTGGAGAATACACAATGTATGCAACTATAATTGCAGTTTCTGTGCAAGTCAACACAAAGACGGAAGTGAACGATGGATGATGTTGGCTGACTACAAAAGGCACGTAGATACTATCGTGAAATCATGCGACGGAGCGCCCATTTGGTTTCAGTTAACCGGCGGCGAACCTACGCTGTATCCTAAGATAATAGAACTTCTAGCCTACATAAAAAGCAAGGGTTGTTATACTAGCCTGATAACCAACAGCAGCCGAACACTAAGATGGTATTCTGAACTATGTGATGCAAATGTGTTAGATTCTATTTTTCTTACTTATCACAGCGATACTACTACAAATTACAAACACGTAGCCGAGGTAGCTGCACTGTTTCATTCAAAACCTACTGAAGTTTATTGCTTAGTAACTCATGTACCATCAACGATTGACTTGGCATTTGAAGCTCAAGATTATTTCATGGAACACACCGGTACATTAATAAATGTGAAAGCAATGTTTTTGTTAGGCTATGGAAATACATACGAACACTTAACTGATGACCAGTACGAGAAATTTCAATCTGAAATTTGGAATGTTGGTAAAGTAATTGAGTAATTAAGCTTAGATTAGTTTGGCTACCAGGCTTTCATAAGCTAAGTGAAGTACTAAAAGTTATATCTAACAATGCAGCAACGATTGTAGATGCCCAAGTGCTGATGAAGACTGGTCAAAATAAATTTGATGGCTGGGATTGTTTCATAGGTGATACTAACATGAGGATTGAAGGTGATGTTGTATTTAGGGGAACATGCGGTGTCGGTGGAGGCAGAAAATTAGATGATCCTAATCTAGGATTTACTACTGATTCAGTTAAGTGTACTAAGTACGAATGCAATTGTGGAACTGATTTAGTAGCCACTAAAGTACGACCTTTGCATATGTATCCTGACGATAAATAACTGTATGTGGATACTAACATTTCTCCCTGACTATGTGACTCATCTTATATTGACGGTAGGAATTTTAGGTATTATTGCAGGATTTGTTCTAGGATTCATCCCGCTAATCAACGCATATAAATTGCCTATTCAAATTATAAGTATACTACTATTAAGTCTAGGACTTTACTTAGAAGGCGGAATGACTAAAGAAGCTGAATGGCAACTAAAAGCAAAAGAACTTGAAGTTAAGATTAGTAAAGCAGAAGCACAATCTGCTAAAGTAGATACCCAAGTCGTAACCAAAATAATTACCAAGAAGCAAGTGATAAAAGAAAAAGGGGATGATATCATAAAATATATCGACCGTGAAGTAGTGAAATACGATAACACTTGTCCTATACCTGAATCAGTAATTAAGTCGCATAATGCAGCAGCTACAGGGGATTTAATGATTTTATCTACTGAGTTGCACAATAAATTAGCTACTCCCTCTCTCAAACTTGCACCCAAAAAATGAAGTATTTACTTATAATTTGCGTTCTGCTGTTATCTGCGTGTAGCACTGTAGTTCCAGTAAAACAATCGTTCCCTGAACTCCCCGAAGAGTTAGCTAAAACATGCAAACCATTAAGTATCATTGAAGGTAATTCAACTACACTATCAAATCTAATGGATACTGTTGCTAGGAATTACGGCACCAGACATGAATGTGCAGCACAACTTGAAGCGATCCAAGAGTGGTATACTAGCCAAAAGAAAATATTCGATAAAGTCGAAAATTAAGTTTTTATAGTATCTATGCTTACATACAGGAAAGTAAGTGTGATAAATATACTATAATAACTAGGATTTCGTTCAAATGGCTCAAGAATTCATTAATATAGGTGGTTTAGCAAATGACGGTACAGGTGACCCGTTAAGAACAGCCTTTGGAAAGATTAATGATAACTTCACTGAGCTATATGCAACAAAAGTAACTACAGTAGAAACTACAACTGTGGGCAATGCTGCTAATCAAGTAATTTTTCAAACACCTATTTCTTCATTGACGCAAGCTAAGTTTCAGATAAATTCAGTGAATACTGATACACAAGATAGCCAAAATATCATACTTAATACAGCAAGCATAAATAATGGTACAGATGTAAAGTTTTCAGCTTACGGTACACTATTTTACGGAAATGCAATAACTACTTACAATATGGATGTAAGTGGTGGAAATGTTCGATTAATGTGCAATCCTTTAGTGGATGCTACATTGACGCATTTTATTGCATTCCAGATTATGTTTACCGGAACTCAAACAGGTAATTTAGCGTTAGCATTAGATGGCTATCCTGCATTGAACTATCTGACTACTGAAAACGGACTTGTACTTACAATAGAATAATGAGAGCACACGAATTTATAACTGAGATGACACGGAAACCACTATCGAAAGAAGTTTCGAGAGCTATACCCGGCACCTATGCTATCCCTGAATTACCAAATTCAGATTTTTATAAGCAGTATAGATTTGGTGTTGCAATGGCGGGTGCAAAAGGTGCAAAACAACGAGAAGCAGATGATGTTAAACCGTATGCGGGTGAAACTGAATGGGGCGAGAATTTGATTGTTTCATCATATATGGACCCTAATGTAGGAGATGATATTGACTACGCACTAAAACAAATTGGATTATCTGGTAAAAGACAAATTAGTACTACTAAGAGCGAAGAAGCTCCCGGTGTGACTAAGAAAAGTCCCGTCAATGCATTTAAAGGTTATCCAAAATGAGAGCAAGTGAGTTTGTAACTGAATCTAGAAAAGGAAAAATTAGTAAGCGTCAGCAACAATCTACCCGTGGATTAAATATTTTTTCAAAGAAAATAGATAGTTATGATAGAATATACGATTTAAATCGTTTAATGATGGCTGTTGCAAGTAGTGATGGAGTAAATCCAATAGAAATGAATAGTGAAAGTTGGGTAGGTAAACACAACACTGCACATCCTTATACTAAAGAAGAACAAGATATGCTTAAATTAGCATATGAGGCTGCCGGTTTAGAATACATAGATTTAAATAATGGTGATTTAGATAGTGAAGAATTACCCGATACAAATGCCCAAAGCATAATTAAACCCTTTAAAGGTTACAAAAGAAAATAATTTCACTGTCAGTTTTGAGAATAAGTAATTATATCAAATTACAGGAATCTCAATGATTGACATTAACAACACCCTTGACTTAATCAAATTAAAATTTTACAACGAATGGTTGTATACTGCTCACATCTATGATGAGGGTAACAGCCCAATGCACGAAAATCTTACCAAAGAAGTAGTTCTAAAATACATAGACCCGATTAACTTACCAAAAAATAGTAAAATATTAGATTTGGGATGTGGCCCGGGCTATTTCTTGGATGAGATGAAAACTCGCAACTATACAGATGTTACCGGAGTTACATTAAGTCCCGGTGATATTAAGATTTGTGAAGATAAGGGTCACAAAATTGCAAAATATGATTTAAGTTTTCTTCCACAAAAAGATGGATACTTTGATGAAAGTGTTGACTTCATTTTCTTACGTCACGCACTAGAACATAGTCCATATCCTATCTTTAGCATAATGGAATACAATCGTGTTTTAAAACAAAATGGTAAGATTTATATTGAAGTTCCCGCACCAAACTGTGATCGCAGGCATGAATGGAATTTAAATCATTACAGCAT